GTTGTCCCAGTAGTGTAAGTAGTTATACCCAGTTTCTGGTTTTCTGCAAGCAAAGATACCATCGTGTAGACCATCTACTACAGCAACACCAAGTACTTCATCTATACCAGGAACAGTACCATAATCGTTACTATAACCACTGATACGTCTGTAACCACCAGTAACAGAAGGTTCATAGTTGATAAGAGAGATAGCACTACCAGGGGAGTTCTCACCCTGAGACAACACATCACGAGAAGTGTTTAGACCACCTTGGCAGTAGGCTTTGAATGAACCAAGACTATCAGCCATACTAGCCTCTACCTCTAATCACAGTAGACCTCAGGTACAACTCATCATCAGTAGAGAGCCTACGCATTGTCTTAATGCCTTGCTCAAAGTTACTCTGGTGAACAGAAGCACTCTGCTCATTTGATCTAAATCTCATCATGAACATCATAGCACCGTCAACGATAACATGTTTAAATCTACTTGGGATTGAACACTCATCATTGTACACTGTCATGTCAGAAGGATACGACCAGTAAACGTACTCAACTTCATAGGAGTTATCAGGAACTGGTGTTACACCAAACTTCTCTTCTAGTGTTTGGTATGCAAGTGTTGGAGCAGATAGACCAGAACCAGTATCACTATCGTCGGTAACTCTGTAGTTCTGTGTGTAGTCTTCAAATGTAATGATACCAAGTTTATTTGGTTGGTTACCAATACCTGGTGTCTTCTTTAAATAAAAGGAGTCCCAGTCTACTGTAGAAGTATCTGTTGGGAAATCATATGTACGAGTACCAGCAGAGAGTGTCTGTGTGTACGTTGTTTTTAGGAAGGGCCACTCTCGACCATCCTGAAGAATAAGACGAATACTGTTGTTCACAGCATCCTTAGCTAGTGCTTGAACGTTACGTGCTGTATCGAAGCCATCACCAGCAGTATCCAGTGGCACTTCATTGAGTCTTCTTAGCAACTCGTTTGTTAGAGATACGTAGGTGACCATCTTGAAGCCCTTATAAATAGAGAAGGGGTACCCTCCGAAAAGGATACCCCATAGTTATATTAAGCGAGGTTGTAACGTGCGTTAACCAGAGCTTCAGGACGCAGGATCTTGCGGCCATAAAGGTGCATACCACGTACAATGTCAGCGAACGAGTCTGGATCACGGTATGTTTCAGTCTTGTTGATCTGCTCAGCAGTAGCAACTGCAGAGTCATGACCAGCAACGATAACACCGTAATCAGTCTGCTGGGCGGCAGTGCTCGTGGTAGCGGAACCAGTACCTACCGATGGCAGGTTGTTGGAAACGTATACACGGAAACCATTCCAGTTACTGATAACCAAACCATTACGCAAACCACCAGCTGTACCGAAGTCAGCATTCAGGAAGCGGGAGTCTTCATCAGCCAATACTTCCATGAGTACTGGGTCGATGACGATCCAACGACCATCCTTGTCAACGTTCTTCTGGTCAAGCAAACGACCCATACGGTTGATCAACATGACAGGAGATACATACGCTGTTGGAAGCGAAGTAGCACCTGGCAGACGTGCTGCAACTGGAACAGAGTCACCAGCAGCACCAACAGTTGTGATGTTACCAAAGGATGTCATGTCCAGCTTGTTTGTTGCCAAGAGTTCGTCGGAACCAGCAGTTGTGTCAGCCTTTGTACCGTTGACAGTTGTGTTAACAGTGTCAGCGTTGGTGTGCAAAGCAGACTGAGCAAAACCAGACAGGTAGCCAAGAACTTCTTGGTCATGCTGATCAGCCAAGCGATAAGCTGCACGGTTGGTAGCAAGGTCCATGAAGTTAACGTGGCTGTGAGCCTCTTCAATGTCGTCAACTTTAAATGCAAAGTAGTTTGCTTTATCGACAACAAGGGAGAAGTCAGCATCATTCAAGTCTTGTGGAGCAATAGTTGTGCCACGAGCATATGCAGATACAGAGATCTCAGGTTCTTTGATGATACGTACTGTGTCACCTTGGTTTGCAATTTCACCGAAGTAGTCGGAGTTGCTGATATCACCAGCAATAGTCTTCTTACGGAATGCGAGTTGAACTTTCTTCGAATAGATTACCGAAGAGAAGTTGCCGTTTGGCAAGTTTGTATAACCTGCTGCGGAAGCGAAAGCCATTGTAATTCCTCCTATGGATGTTTGGCTTTAATGTTAGTAAGACATACCTAATCAACAGGTAGGCCCTGCTTACAGGATAGCTAAACACTTCTTATTGGAGGCTGTCTGTTCTTAGGGTGCAGTAGGTATAGATTGCCATCTATAAGTTACTGGGCCTATACTGAGGCAGGTAAGTCCTAAAGTAGATGTTTAAGCTTTAGATTTACTAGAAAAAAGAATAAAGAAAGGTAGTTCAATTGAAGGCTTTCTTTAATTCTCTTCTAGTTATATTTAGACAAGCATAAGTGTCAACCTATTACTTACCTAGCACCACCTGAAAGATCATAAATAAATCTACCAGATCGGATAGCTTCGTCGATTGCAGGAGCATTATCCTCATACTGCTTGAAAGACATCTTAGCTACTTGGGACTCTTTAAAAGTACCTTGGCTATTGTCTACATCGACACTTGTTCTTGCGCCCTTAGAAACAGTCTTTGCTGCATCCTTGGCTTTTCTTTTGTAGTCACTAGGTGTTTTACCTGTGTCTACTTTGTAGAGATCAATTACACGGATAACACTTGCTGGATCATCTGAGTTTTCGTAGAGAGCATTCTGTACCCACTTAGGTTGTTCAGAAACCCACTCATGAAAGGAGTCAGCCTGACGAAGTTCATCAAAGTCTTTGTGTGCTTCACGAATTGTATTCTCTGACTTAACTCGTTCTGTTTCGTAGTTAACTTTATCAAACTCAGCAAGACGTTCCTCTGCATTAGAGAAAAGCTCTTTTGCTTTCTTTGTTGCAATGGTCTCAACAATAGCAGCTACGTCAGGATACTTATTTGCCCACTGTTCAATGTCTTCATCAGACTTAGGAGCACGAAGAGACTTAGGGTCACCACTAAGGCGGGCCTCTAATTCAGTGATACGTGTCTCAAACTCTTTCTGTTGTTTGGCTGTGTGGCTACGAAGGTCACCATACCGCTTCTTAAAAGACTTTTCCTCAGCACTTAGTTTTGTATTATCATCAGAAGAACTAGTAACTTCTTGATGAGTATCACCACTATCACGTTGTTCAGATATTTCAGAACTCTGGTCTTTTTCGTCATTACCCTTCTGGGCTTTAACTAGCTCTTCAAGTTCCCGTTCTTCTTGTTCAATACGAGACTTACGTTTAGCTTGAGTGTAGCTTGTGTCTACAAATCCAGCAGTTTTCTGTTCAACAACAGATTCAAGTTCAGGCATAATTCGTTCCTTATGTTGGGGCCAGCTAGAGTTTATTCCCTAGCTGGGTAGCCTTATAGTTATTATTGTTTGAGTTAGAGTTTCTTTGGTTTACCCATTAGACCACCAGTGGCTCTACCACTCGTAGATACTTTACCATCAGACTTGTAGGCTGATGATGAAGTAGTTCCACTTCCAGATGAGACTGGAGACTTGTCAACGTAGCTTGATGAAGAACCACTGGAACTAGAACTACTGGAGCTAGGAGTGCTTGGTCTTGCAACAGGTCTTGGAGAGGATGTTGGGGCTGTAGAGCCTGTAGCAACACGGACGCCATAATTACCATCATCATCATCTGAAGAGTCAGTTCTATATGTAACTCCAGTAGATGTTGTCACTTCTCTTCCAGACCCACCACCAGATCCACCACCAGAAACAGAACTAATAGCTTCCTGAGGTGTTGTAGGGGCGGATGTTAGCCCATAGCTTGTGAATTGGTCCCAGGCGTTGTTTGCAATGCCCTCACCACTAGCAATAAGATCAGAGATAGCACCACGAGCCACTCCAAGTGACTTTTCTCTTTCTGCAAGTAGAGCTTCAATCTTGGCTACAGCTTCGTCATCACCCTGTCGTCTAGCAACCTCAAGGTTTGCTCTAGCATTTGCCAAACCATTCATAACAATACCCTGCTTCACAGCAGCACCAAGTGCAGGGTTGATAGAGCCAGCTACTGCAGATGCAAGACGACCAGTAAAGTTACCTTGTGAGGCTGCGATGGCTTCCTGTGCTGCACCGAATGGGTCATTGAAGTCTACACCACGATACTTTGACGGATCGTCTGGTTCAGATTTAACTGTAGGTGCAGAAGGAGAACCAATTGTGTCACGAGTAGTTGAGTCAGAATCGTTTCTTGATGGAGCAGTGTAGTCACCAGTACCACCAAGACCACCACCAAGACCTGCTGGTGCATTGTACTCACTTGAAAGGATGTAACCCTGTGGGATTGGGTCCATTGCTACACCATTCTGGAAACGAACAGTAATGGTCTCACCGTTGGGACCACGGTACGTTCTGTTTTCAATTGACCCTGTCTGACCAGTATTATCAAAGTACGAACCACCAACAGTGGTCCAGTCACTAGGATCAAATGAAGGTGTGAAACCACCCTCAGCATAACCAGTAAGCAGTCCACCCTCAGCAAGCATTACACCCTTAGAGTTAAGCTTACTCATCAAGGTGGGGTCTGACTTGGCAACATTAATGATGTTATCAATGAGTTGATCACCACCCATCATAGTATTCTGTTGAGCCATGCCACCCTCAGCCATACCAACTGCACCACCCTGTTGAGAAGCAATAGCCTGTAGCATAGCCATGTCTTCCTCAGAAAGACTAGCACCACCAGCACCACCAGCAACATCCTGTGGCATAGGTTCACCACCAATACGACCTTCCTGTTCCATTTGATTAAGACCACCCTTGGCCTCACCACGAAGATCCTCAAAGAATCTAACACCATAGTAACGAACTACATCAGCTGGTACTACGTACTCACCACCAGAAAGCTGTGCTGGGATATCGTCACGTACCTCTTCTACCATAGACCCTGGCGGTACTTCATTACCACTTACTGGGTCCATACTCATACCGTCGTCACTAAGACCACCGTCTGCCATAAGTCTATTCATTTGTCTCTCCGTTGCTAATCCACCTTCAGCGAAACGCAGGGTGTTTAGGTTTTTGTCGCTGTAAGCACTTAGGTCTAGTACTGTAGCAGCAGAAGGAAGGTCAGGGTACCTGTTGTATGGCACATCCATTGAACCTACTGTTAATTCAGGAAGGTCTTTCTGTAGTTCAGATATTGCTTTCTGTAATCCAGTAACGTACATCCTGTGGAATGAACTGCCTGGGGCAGTCATATTCTCATAGTCTTTTGTACCAGGTCTTGCTCTACCAGCAGAAACGATTCGATCAAGGTTTGGGATAACAACCTTAGTATCCCCGTTAGCTAATGCATCTGAGATTGCAGTCTGCAAACCAAGCCTTACTACTTCGTTGATGTCCTTGATTGGAGCACCACCAACAGCTTCTGTAAGAGACTCTGGTGACTTTAAAGACAAACGTTGAGCATCATTTCTCATGTGATTCATGAGGGCAAAAGCAACAGTCGGTCTAACACCCTTATCAATAAGATAGTTACCAGCAGACTCCATGTCGTTTTGAATATTATACTTTTCAACAAAACTTTTAACTGGATCAGTGCTAAACCTACTTCTATTATCAGGGAAGTGTGGTTCTTTTCCAACCATATTTTTGTAATAGTCTTCTAAGAATTCTCTGTTGTCTTCAATGACAGGTTTAAAACCTTGATCAGATTTTAATTGATTAAATGCCTTATCAGCATTTTCAGAGATAGCTTCATCATACGAGATTGGACCACGAACAGGGCTACTACCACGAGAGACTAGGTCAGACTGGATCTCCTCTACAAGGTAGAACCTATCACCTGTGTCCATATTTTGTTGCCTACTTGTACGTAGGTGGGCAATAGTATCCCCTGTATGGTGGGTACCCTCTGCTGCCTTGAAACTAGTAGATGGTCTTTGTGCTCTCAGAATTGTTTCTTGATAGTCCAACTCTTCAACTGAGGGCTTAAGCTCTTGGCGCTGTGTCTCATAGTGCTGGTAATTACCTTGCCAATCAAGTTCAGTAGGTCTCTCTGCAGTAACAGTATACGTGTTGTTATTTACTAGGTCAAGGAGTTCTTCTCTGTTGTACCGAGTCTGTGGGTTAATCTCAAGAAGGTCTATCTCTGACTGACGCACATCTGGAGCATTTTTTAGAAGCTTAATTGCCTCTGAGCCTTTTAGACCCTTACTAGGATACTGTGTGTAATCAAGTAATTCTCTAGCAGGTGAGTAAAAGTCAGCTACGTTTCTTGTGTCACCTTCTCTAAACAAAGAACGAGATGGTGCCTCACGTGGAGTGGTAGTGACATCACCAGCAGTCTTCATTAAGTCGTCGGTAATACCAGTTGGTACGTCTGGGGATGTATTACCAAAACCAGCAAGTGTATCTACTACTGCTTGTGCTGGTGTTAGAAACTTCTTTGCTGCAAGTCCAATTGGAATAGCAGACATACCAGTGTTTAAAAGAGAAGAACCAGCTGCCTTAAGTCTTTCAGCAACAGGCAGTCCAGAATCAAATGCTCTCTTTGAGTCCTCACCTGCTTCAACAAAACCAGTAACAGGGTTAAGGTACTCGTTAAAAGCTTCTACACGACTCCGAAGTTCTGGTGGCGTATAGTACTCTAGGGTTTCGTTGAGAGCACGTGTTCTTTCTTGACCAGGAGATGTCTCTTGTCTTTGCACAAGGGGTGCGTCAGTTGGTTCAGGAACCCTGCCATAGTTCCGCATCTCTTCTTCAGTTATATTACTTTCCGCCATTAACTTTATCCCTTAGCATCCGCAAAGAACGGAGTGATCTAACTTCACCCTGTAGTCTGTGGATAGAAGTTGAGTCATCCATCTGCTCTAGTTGTTTGTGACAGAAGGCAATACGTGTATCTACTTCTTCTACAAAACTACCCCAAAGTTCTGGGTTGTTTACAAACATCTTAATCTTAGATTCCGACATTACTGTACCTGACCACCAGTGTTACCAGAGAAACCTTGTTCACCAGGCTGTGGGGCCATCCCAGTGCCAATAGTACCACCACCAGCACCAGTTACGTCCTGAGCCTGAGCACCAGCTGGTACCTGACCCTGCGGTGTACCAGCTACCTGACCCTGTTGTGGAGCAGGTTCTGGGTTTTCAGCCTTAAACTTCTTAAGCATCTCAGCCTGAATGGCGGCATCAGACAAAGAGTTTACAACCTTATCAGGATCAAGGTCCATGGACTTAGCAATCTCACGGATGATATAGTCCATCTTAGCAAATGGGGCCAAGGCAGGGTTCTGTACAACACCAAGAAGCTGCATAAGACGTTGGCTACGTACTTCGTTAGCCATGAGGCTTTCAGTGCCAAGGGCCTTAACGTCTAGGTCACCCTTAATATCTTCGTCGTAGTCAAACTGCATGTTGAAGTGGAAGAATGCTTTAGCTAGTGGTCCAAGAAGGTAGTCATCCACGTTCTTGACGACAGTACGAATAGACCCGTTAGCTGCCCCCATAAGCATAGAGATACCAGACGCTGTTCTACCAACACCAGACACACCAGTCTGACCATGAGCAAAGGATGGGAAGCCTGTGCTCTCATCAGCAAGGACACGAGCCTTGTCAAACATCTGCATATTTTCATTAGATACGTTAGGGAACTTAGTCCCGAAGATAGCTTGACCTGGAGCCCCACCCTGCCTACGGAATACTTTTCCAGGATACACTGTGAGGTCTTGACCAGGGACGAGGTTTGTCTCGTCTACTTCGATAAGAAGATTACCAGACAGTGCTGCGTTATCAACAGCCATCCGCATGAAACCATTCATGAGGGTCTGAGTATCGTCCATGTTCTCAGCAATACCAACACCAAAGAAGGAGTAGGGGTTAACTTCATATGGTACTGCATAGTAAGGAAGAAGCTGTGGTGTAAATGGGTTCATGACAAGACGGAGAACTTCACCATTACAGACCCAGATGTTAACTGAAACCTGATCAAGCTTCTTCATCTCTTTGGGGATTTCTACTTCGTGACCCTTGAGTTCTTCAACATCAACATAACCCCAGAACTCTAGGACTTCGAATCGGTCTGCTTCAGTCTGTTGTTGGTCATCACCCATAGCTTGTTCCCACCACTCACGTGTATAGGACTCACCAAGCTCAATAGCCTTATCAATTGACTTAGATCTAAAGAATGGTCTACGCTTCAGTGCACGGATCTGAGTCCGTGACATCTTGTGGCGTTCAATAACATACTCTGCTTCATCCATGTTGGATGCATCTGGATCAGGATAGAAGTTCCAGATAGAGACAGAAGCAGTCTTTGGAATAGTCTTAATGATAGGATCGTAGTTACCCTCTTCATCCCAACGAGGATACTCTTTATCTTCTGCAAATGGACCCTTCATAACACCAGTACCAAAGAGTGCACACTCAAAAGCAGCAGAACGAAGCTGCTTACTTGCATTAGACTCTTCTAGCTGGTCATGAATTTTCTTTTCCATCTTCTTTGCTGCAATCATAGCAGGATGGAAAGTAATAGCAGTGGGGGAGTTTCCTTCACCCTCTTTAATAAGAGTGCTTACAGGCTGAAGTTTCTTAAATAGGCCAGCAAGTCTGCTCTTGAGATCAGGAAGAGTTTCCCCTGGTCTTAGCATACGTTCTTCTTCAGAGATCTCAGGAGTAGGATTAGCCTCTTGAGCCTTACGAAGCTGGTCGTCACTCTCAAAGTGAACAGATTCTGCTACACCCTCAGGAAGTGTAGTTGGGTCTACACTAATAGGGAACCTGTTGTTACCAAACAAGACATCAACAATAGATCCGTAGGCTGCTAGAACTTTTGTTTTAGTAACCTTTACAAAGATTCTAGATTTCTCAGTATCAGTAAAGCTTACTTCATTGCTGTAAAGACCACGATAGTTGCGGTAGGATGTAAGCCAACGTGTCTCATCAGCAAGTCTACTTGTCTCAGCCTTACTGAACTTATCTTCAACTAATCGAACGATATTACCGACCTTAGGGTCTACGTAACCATCTGTACGGTCCTCTACAAACGAAGACTCCGCTGCGTCCATATACATATTTTCGTCTAGGTTTGTATCAAATTGTGACATTAGTTGTCCTTAATAACCGAAGGTTGGGTCAGATGCTTGAAAACCAGTTTTTTGTGTTTTCGGATTGTAGTCAAACAAGTGGCTTCTTGGTCTTGTCATTACGCCATATCGAAGAGCATCGTAGAGGTGATCCTCAGAATTAGTGTCGATGTCTTCAGAGTTTCTTTTGTCTAAGGGGATAGAAGGTATTTGTGTGATAAGATTCCTACACGTGTTAAAGAATACTAGTCTTGCTTGTCCAGTAAACTCATCGACTTGTAGTCGTCTGTGAACTTCGTTCTTACCTGCTATACGTGAGCCTCTAGACCTATCAGATGGACGCCAGCGGCATCCTTTCAAAATCATCTGCTCTGCTAGTGAGGGACCTGAGTCACCCCTGTTGTGCCACAATGAGGAGTCAAGTACACCATATCGGATACTCTCACCACGTTCAGCCTCAAGGATTAAGTCTGCTAAGTCAGTAGCAGTAACCTTTGATACGTACATCTCTCTATAAACAATTAACTGTTCAGATGGAGATACAGCAAACCAAACGACACCAGTATACGAACCATAACCGTAGTCACATGCTCTGAACCTTGCCCACCCGTCAGGGATGTCGAATGGTTCAATAA